TGTGTCCGTCGTGTTAGGTTCAAAAACAAAATCCCAGAGAAAGGTACCGTACTGTGGCTGTCCTACTTTTTGACCGTACGGTATGTTTAGTGCATTTATGAAATCTCTTATAACTAATTGAACATCTACCATACGGAACTTCTTGCCGATTACTAAAGAAGTTACTGTTCCGCCAGGACCACCATCAGGCCCATTTAGGACATTTGTGGTCTTTGGTAGACATGCATCAATCGTGCTAAATCCAATATACTGTGCCATACTTCTATTTAGCCCCTGTATTATGCATTATTTGTTGGTCCCGTAATACCATCAAGTGAATTGTTCAGAGACGCAATGTTATTTGCAGTCGAGAGTTGCAATGCTTTGATTGCGGTAGCTGTTTGAGTTATAGGAGTAGTAGATACTGTTACAGGTGTTGTTTGTGCTAGATTAATTAATGACGTGCCAGCCCCTGTAATTGTAGATACTATGCCCTGAACTGTGCTTTTCAGTCCTGCAGTAGAAAGAGGAATTCCTGTGTTGATAGTAGAAGGTGGGTTAGGAAGACCAGTAGGTGCAGAAGCGGTGTTGCTTGTTTGGTCAGACACCGCTGCTGCTGTTCCATCACCCTCTTGTAGCAACGCCAAATATGTTGGATCATTAATTACACTATTCCACTGAGCAAGCAGAACCGCTAATTGTGGATCGCCGGCCGGAAGGGTTTGTCGAGCAGACTCGTATGCCTTTCTCGCAGCCTCTGCTTTTTTATTGTACGCATCCAATTGATCAATTACGTCATATAACTTATTTCCTTGATCAACGAGTGACTGTGCGTCATTTACTGCACTACTAGGAATTCCACCAACTAAATTTGGCATCGGTATGCCAGGATCACCTAATACGTTAGTAATTTGTGAGGTTATACTTGTTCTGTCTGTGGTGTTGAAACCTATAACAGGCAACTTGATGCCGCTTGGTCCTGACGACAACGCAGCGATTGCCGATTGTAGGTCCGCTGCTGCACCAACTGATAGCCCTGAAGATGCTAAGCTGGTTAAACTGTTTAGACTATTAGGTAAACTAATAGGAGAAAGATTTAATCCTCCCATCACACTTGCCGTAGCAGCATTGATTGCACCAGTCAACTGTCCTACACCCGGAATTGCATTTACTGCATTTTTAGCATTATTGAATACCGATGACACTGCACTTATTCCTCCAGGTAAATTGCTTAACCCGCTAGCTATAGTAGATGAGGTCGATGCTGCTGAACCTTGCTGAACAATCGAGGCTGCTGTAGATAGTCCGCCTATGCCTCCGCTAGCTATAGTTGCTCCGGCGCCCGCAATTGCGCTTACTGAGTTTACGGCCGTTTGCACTCCGCTTGAAGTAGGATTAAGAGGATTGCTAGTAACTGAAGATAGTGTAACTGTAGCCGTCGTACTAGATACACCGGTTACGCCGCCGATAGTAGTTGTGACAGAACCATATGAACTAGTTGCAGCGTTAACGATATTTGTGGCTTTGCTTGCGAGAGTAGATACGGCCGCGATAGAACCAGTTATTCCGCCCACTGAATTGTTGATAGAGCCTACTGCTCCGTTGACTGAACCTGCAATTTTAGTCAATGACGTTAGTGCGCCGGCCGCGCCTGCAAGCGATCCAGTCAACGTAGTAAAGTTTGCACTAATACCGTTTGAGCCAAAGATGCTAGAGGCATCCGAACTTACCGTAGTGCTTAGTTGACCAGTTTGCTCTGACAATCCAGCAGCAGTAGCAGCATTATCTTTTGCAATTTGTGTGAGATTCTGTGGGACATTTGGTTTAAGAGG